GTGGCGAGTTTCACATAAGCTAACTCACGACCATTTATATCTTCTTCATTGGAATTTACAAACCTTGATAGTTGTAATTCCTCTAACTCTTGAAATACTGTTTTAAAGAACTCGTTGCCTAACAATAACTGTGCTTCTTGTGTTCTGTTCATATTATGCCGTAGTTGTTGTTGGTGTTGCTTGTGCTGACGTACCTAATAAGCCCATTAACTCTGCTGGTACGTTTATTTTATTCATAATGTCATAACCTAAAAATTGACCTGCGCCATAACCTTGACGTTTAAATAGATTGTTGTAGTATTGAGTCCAATCTGTAGACCCATTTTTACCAAACATAGCATCAGTTAGTAGCGGTGCTGTATATACAGTATTGTCTGTTTTTGCTCCAGGAGTAACTGCTTTTACAATCTCTGGAATAATTGTACTCCCAGCTATGATTGTGCCGCCAACACCTAATGTGTCAACAAGGTTTGAACCTAAATCTACAACTTTATCAAGCAAACCGCCAGTATTAGCTGATGGTTGTACATAGTTGCCTGTATCAAAGTTTACTAAATTAACACCTTCACCTTGAAATGGTAATCCTGTTGCTGCATCTAAAACATTACCTGCTGCATCTAAAATAAAATTACCTGCTGCGTCTTTAGCAAAGTTTATGCCAGAACCAGTAAATGGTAGTTTTGTAGTTGCATCAATAATGTTCCCTGCTGAATCGTAACCTAATTTAATACCTTGGCCAGAAGCACTAGTATTGTATGTCATGTCAGCACCTAATCCAGTTGTGCCTGTTGTGCCGTAATTAGTTAATTCTGTGCCAGTCGTTGCTGCATTAGCAACATCAGTTCCATTAGTAAATCCACCATTAGCAACTGAAGCGTCTGTACCAAAATCTATACTAGCTTGACTTTCACCACCACCAGCAAATCCACCACCACCGCCATCTACACCACTAGCTGACCCAGCAGCAGAATTAGCAAAAGTAGCAGCATCTTGTACGGCTTGAGTAAATGATGAAAAGTTACGGTTAGCAACTTGACCTAATAATTTTTCATACCCACCAGCAGCTTTTGCAGCCGCTTGAACTTCACCTAAAGTAAATCCACCTAATCCACCGAGCAATGCACCTTTAAGTATATTGCTACCAGATAGTGCAGCCCCAGTAGCACCACCAACTGCACCACCGACTGCGGTTGCAGCAGAACCAGAAAGTCCAGAAAGCGCACCAGCACCTGCACCAAATCCAGCAGACATCCCAGCTATAACAAGCGATTTAATTGGATTAAACCCTTCTATGTGTGTGTAATCTGTACTATCAACACCGCCATAAGTAAATGTTCCATTAGGTTGTTGTATATAGTTACTTACTACTGACACAAGATTACGTTTAGAGTTGTCTGTAGATACTTCAGCAAATATCTTATTTCCGCTACCATCAACACGACCAGTATCAATTAAAGGTTTTTGTTTTCCATAACGGTCAGCACCGCTAGCATCATTGACAAAATAGTTTCCATCAGCATCAGCAACTACATTAGCTTTACCGCCAATGACAACATCGTTATTTAAAATTAATCCTAATGCCCTTGCACTAGCTTTACTCATGCCAGTAGCATCCATAAAGCCACTTTGGTCACCTTTAGCTGCTGCTACTGCGTCTGATACTGTATATCCAGTAGTATTACCAGTAGCATCTTTAGTTGCAATGATTGAGCCATTATCCAATGCTTGATAGATAGCGTACGGATTGACACCAGATGTAGTGTTACCACTTGGCAAGAATGGCTGTGTAATGCCTTTTAATAATTGAAATACAGCTAAAGATTCATTGGCAGATTGGATATTGGTTTGTATTGTTGGTGAAATTGTTGCATCGTTGTATGTTAGCAATGACGTTAAAGATGTTGCTGGCTTTGTTGTAACTCCATTGACTGAATTATTAACAAATGTGTTAGTAGTTGCATCACGTACGCCATATTGTAAATTTGGTGCAGACAATAAACCTTTAAGCTGTGTAACTTCTGCTGTATTGGCAGCTTTTTCTGCCGTAATAATTTTGCCTATTTCTTTAGTAGATAATCCAGCGTCTTTTAATGCTTGCTTAGTTTCATCAATTTCAATTTTTTGTGCTGTGCGTAATGCAGTAGCTTGTACTGTTTCAGCTTTTCTAATCTGTGTATTAACAGCATCAACTGCACTAGATACTGAAGTCAATGGTTTAGATACTTTGCCATCATAAGTACCGACAAAATACTCCATCTTGCCTTTATCATTGGCTACTTTAATAACTTCACCAGGTGCTAATGATGCTGGTTTTGTGTCTACTGTGACAGCAACCAATGCTTTAACTTTATCTTTAGCAGCAGCAGTTTGAGCAGCTTTAGCAATTTCAGCAGGAGTCTTTTGAAAAATACTGGCCATAGATGAACCATTACCCTGCCCAATAGCAGAGTTACTAGTCATAAAATCTAAATTGCTTGCCATATTATCCCCTCAACTGCGCTAGTAAATTAGCTAACTCTGCTTTAGCCATCTCAACGTCTGTTATGTCGTTCATGCTTTTAGTTACCATCTCTATCTCTGCTACGACTTGTTTGCGTTCTTCTAGTGATTGTTTACGGTCAGCCATAGCTTCATCTTGTATTAACTTAACTCGTTGCATCTCAATCTCTAACGCTGCCTTTTCTTCGTACATACTTAACTCTGCTTGCTTCATAGCAATGTCAGCCATAGCTTGCTCACGGTCACTTTGTAGCTTCTCTGACGCCAGTTGTATCTGTGCTTGTTGTTTAGATTGTTCTGCTTGCATCTTAGCTTGCGCTGTCTGTGCTTGCAACTGAGCCTTCATCTTCTCAACTTCAGCAAACATAGCCGTTGGGTCTGATTGACCTTGTGCTGCCTGTGCTGCTTGTTGTTGTATGCCAGCCTCAACTTCAGGTGTGACTTCGTTCAAGAACGATGTCGTGTCCTTAAAGCCAGCCATCTCTATCATGCGGCCAAGTGTTTTACGGTATTGAGTAACGGAAACAAGCGGATTGGTTGGCCCATATTGCTGAATGATTTGTTCTTGCTTGGCAAGAATCATTTGAAGCATGGCTATTTGCTCTTGTCTATTACCGTTACCCAAACCTACGTTGATAGTTACGTTGTATTCAGTATCCCATTCTCTTGGGTCAAACTGTACGTAGCTATTGTGAATACGTGCTGTCTGCACAGAATTCTGATATTTGCACATTAAATGCAAGATACCTTTAAATAATGATTTTACACCTGTTTCAGCAAAGATACGGGCTATTAACTCTAACTTGCCTGTTGATTGCTGCGTCATGGCTGCCACGGCTGTAGCAGATACGTTCTGTAATATGTTTGGGTCTAAGCCTTGTTGCAAATCGCTTACACCGGTACGTTTAGCTTGTACGCCATCCAAGTACTCCATCATTGGGAACGATTGGCTAGCAGTAGACTGAACCGTCATAGGAACAATAGCGTTTGGATTCTTAATGCGTACTACACCACCTGCTGTGCTTGTTAGCAAGTCATCTAGGTTTACCTGGCCTTCTACTGCACCAACACGATAGTTGTTAGTTAAGTATAGGTTGTCTAGCATTTGACGCATGATAGTAGACTTGATTAGTTGCAAGTCCATTGTGCGGTCAGCTAATGATTGACCATAGAATTTGTGCGGAATCGGGAACGGGCATACAGAATGGAACGGAACGTAGTCACAGTCTTCGTCATCAAGGATTGTATTGTTAGCATACATAACCCTACGTAACTCAAGCAGACCACTCTTGTTCATATCAACTTTGATATAACACTCAAAGATTTCCACTTCTTGCATTGCGTCATCAACGTCAACGATGTCTTGTGGTATCTCGCCTTGTGAGTAACGAGCCAATATCTCTGGGCTGTATGTTAAGCGGTCACCAACTGGGATGTTCATTACAACGTCTTTGTCGTAACCCATAGCAATCAACTCGCCACGAGCAATACGTTTACGGTGCGCTACGAACTGTGCGTCATCAATAGTCCTAGCACGTTTGTCAATTAAGAACTCCTCAGGTGGTACGTTCTCTACAACAATCTTAGACTTGTCTTTGGTGCGTTTAATCTTGACGTTATGAGTAGTAACCATTGGCATACCTTCACGCATATCGGTCAAGGTTTCTTGTTCAATGATTTCAAACTCATCGTTCATCATCAACATGGTTAGTTCGTCGTCAGTCAAGCCAACGTATTTCTCTTTGGTGATATCTTTCTCATCAGACCAGTATGCCTTAACAATACCAACCTTCTGCATCAAAGCGTCTTTGAACCAGTTGTGTAATACTAGGAAGCCATCGTTCTGTTTGTAGAATACCCAGTTGGCTACATCTGACGCTTGTTC